CGAAGGGTAGCTTAGATAAAATTCCTATGAGTGGACAAAATACAACACGTTTTCTAACACAAGCTGAAATAAACTCATACGAAGATTATACAAGAGCTCCAAGTCTTGAAAGTGATAATGAAGTAATAACAATGGCTCAGTTCACATAGAGAGTAAACTATGGCAAAAACTATTTTAGAACATTGGCATTCTAGTTTTAGTGCGACTTCACCACCAGATAGTTCTCATACTAATAAAGCTAATGGAAATGCAGAAAAGGGATTGCAAACTACAAATGAATTTAATGAAGGTACTTTTGTCGGTAATTTAGCAACAGGCACTTTCATAAACTCTGCTAATGAAATGCCATCTGGTAGAACTTTTACTATCTTAGGGTACTTAGGTGCAACACTTGGTCAAGGCAAAAACATAAATGAATCTACAGGCGGTAATGCAGCTGACGGCATTGCTCTACGAGGCGTTTCCAATATTTTAGGTGGGACAAGCACAGATGGAACTTTGAATCATCTTTTCAGAGCTGCCACCGCTGCAGACTCAATTCAACTAAACAATAAGTTAGTTTTTGAAGGTACAGTTAAAAAGGGATACAAACAAAGCAATGAAAAAGGTGTAGATTCAGTTGCCGATGGAAATTTGTTTGACCAACCAGTTACAAGAGGGAATAAAAGAATTGGAACAAATGAATCTGTAATTACTGAATGGGGAAATCTAACAGATAGAGCTCTTACAGACGGTGTAATAAATAGTGAGGGTGTGATAGATAGAACCCAAGTTACTGACTTTAATAGATTTGCTGGTTCAGAACTTACTCAATAGATCGGTAATCAACGATGGCGAAAACTAATTTAGAAAGATGGCATGAATTACAAAACGCTAATGTATCTAACAGTACTGGATACATGAATGAGTTTGTAAGTAGTGAAAACCCACTTAGGACGGGTAATCATGTTTTTACAGAAATAGCAGATATTGAACCTAACTATAACAGAATACAGAGAATGTCGGGTGATAGTGGTGCAACTAATGTTATAAGTTTACAAAACTTTAGAGAAGATTTACTTACTGGAACACAGGCTCGTATGGATGAATATATAGACGCTAGACCACACTTAGAAAGATTACGTTCAACTTTTATGGCAAGAATACGCCGTGCCGGTTTGTAGACAGTAAATGAAAAAAGTTAAGAAAGAAATATCAACCACAGGTGGAGTTGCAGGTTTCTCTGGCCCGATCTCAGCGCCAGGCAACCCAACTAAAAAAGAATTACGCCGTAGAAAAAAACAAGTAAATAAACTCGTAAAAGTAAAAGAGAATGGAAAGATGAAAAAGAGTGTAAAGAAAACTAAGAAGGTTGAATCTATTGATGAAGCCGCTGATAAGATGATACGTGACATGATTGTCAAAGTGATTACCGAACAAGCGCCAGACGATGATAGAATGACTTACATCATTAGACTCTTTGAAGGCATTTCTAAAAACCTAAACATAAGTTTGAGTTACACTCGTATGTTTATTCTTGATGCTTTGAAGATGGACGCTGCCACAGGTGGTGCTAAACTAAATGCACAGAGAGCAACAACAGAACTAAATCACATTCGTAAAATGATAAACGACTTAGAAAGTTTGATAACACAAATCTACAGAGTCAATATGGAAAACCAAGTGGGTGATAAATAATGAACGATCAAGGACTACTACACAACTTCATGTTGTTTGAATACGAAGACGTAAAGCCATCTAAAAGCAGTGACGGTATCGTTACTATGACAGGTATCATTCAGAAGGCTGGTCAACCCAACGCCAATAACAGAATCTATCCCCGTCCTATTCTGGAAAGAGAAGACAAGAGGTACAAAGAACTTATCCAAGATAGAAGAGCACTTGGCGAATTAGATCACCCCGATAGTCCCGTTGTTCAGTTAGAGAATGTAAGCCACGTAGTTACTGAAACAAAGTGGGACGGTAACAATCTAGTTGGTGAAATAGAAGTATTAGATACACCCAAAGGCCAGATACTTGAAAAGCTAATTGGCAGAGATATTAAGTTAGGTATCTCATCAAGAGGTCTTGGTAGTACACGTAGAAACAATGAAGGTTATGACATTGTTGAAGATGACTTCAATTTAGTTTGCTATGACATGGTAAGTAACCCATCAACTTCTGGTGCTTACATGAATCTAAAAGAAAGTGTTGAGTATAAAACACTAGTTAGCCAGAATAGAACGGTATTGTTAGACGAAATATTAAACGATATATTGGGACTATAAAATTAAATATAGAGATAATTAACATGGAAAGTTTAAAGGAAGAGTTTAGTCATTTAGCTAAAATGGCTGGTATACTTGAAGAAGCAAAAGGTGTAATTAAAGAGGCAAGAGCTTCTTTTGGTGGCGAAGTAATTGATGTAAGGGACTTGCCTGATAAGATGCAAAGAAAAGTCAGTGATATCGTTAGTGATATGGGTTTGCGTTCTTACACAGTAGAAGATGATTTGAAGGGTCAGTGGATTTATATTGTTTTTAAAAGTAGCCCTAAAGGGTTTGATCTTGGTGATCTTAGTAACGCTAATCAAGCCGGTGCTGATATTATGTTGATTAAGAATAAGGATGTGGCTTTAGCGCTGAGACAAAGATGAAACTAAAAGATGTACTAAACGAATATGCCTCTAAGTTTCCAACGTATGCTGGAACATGGGGGCCGATAGGTTATAAGGCAACACCTGGCAATAAGGTAGATCCTGTTAGTCAAGGTGCTGATGAATACATTGAAGATCAACTTATAGATCAAGCAATAGACTTTATCTATAGAGACTATCCAGAACTAGTTCAGAAAAGAAAAATAAAAAGACATCTAATTCAAATGGCAGTTGGTAAGATTATGCAGGGTCAAGTAAAAGACCGTATATCAATGGAACGTGTTATAAAAAGATTAAAGAAAAAACTCAAAGTGGAAGTAGTATAAGAAACGGAGCAATCTGAAATGAAAAAGCAAATAAAGAAATCAGAATTAAGAAAACTAGTAAAAGAACATTTGTCTAGTTTCATGCCGGGCGTTGCTCCTCTTGGAGCTATAGGTAATGCAACTCTACAAGATTCACTTGATAGAGCTGCTGGTGTTGAAGTAAACAAAGAAGAGTTTGATGCCATTCTATCAAAGGTAGTTAGTCAGATAGAAAAGAATGCCTCGATCAGAATGACAGCAGAATCAGCTGGTGTAAAAGGAAAAGAATCTCTCACAGAAGTTTCTGGTACTGACTCAATGAAACCCAATGACCCAACAGAAAAAGACAACGAAGAAGAAAAAGATGCTGCTGATGATGTGATGGAGGGGTTGATACCCGAAGGTAAGAAGGCAAAACTAACCGATAAGGTTCTTGACGATCCATCTACCATTAAGCTAGTGAATCCCAGTAACCCCAAAGAAACCTTTGTCATCTTTTCAAGAAACATAAAGGGTATGCGTGGAAAACAAGATAAGTTTTCTATGGCTACCATTGATAAGAATGGAATGATTATTGATGACTATGGTGCACACCCAGTAGAACGGGGTGCTATGAAGTTTGCTAAGTCAAGAGGATTTACAAAACAAACAAAGTAAAGAGGTAGGATATGCCACAACTAAAGATGACAGACCTTTCAAAAGTGATTACTGAAGCTGTAAAGAAGTCAGTATCAAAAATGTTGTTATCAAGAGTAAGAAAGATTGTAAGAGAAGAAATTGATCGTGGTATGAGACAAGTGATGGTTGAAGTTATAAAGTCACAGAATCAACCTATGACCGAACAGCCACAAAGTTTTTTATCAAATACAGATCAAGCTAAAACATCTATTGTACAGAGACAACAAAAGGCAAGAGAAAGAGCTCGTGCTATTGTTGAGAAAAAAGGCGGCCCGATTGATCCACTGATGGACATGGTTATAAATGCTGAAGATCCAAACGAAGAAAAACAAATACAAGAACAAAGACAGCTAAATCGACCAATGGTAAGCTCCAAAGATGTAGTGCCTGGCGGTGATGCTGCTGGCTTAGACCCACTGAACATAGATTTTTCCGATAGACTTGAAAGATTGGGAATAGAATAATGAAAATAATAAAGGAGCACGTAGATAGAATTAGTCTATCACCAGCAGCAACAAGGTCAGGTGGATACCCATCTGTATTACTAACTATGAAAGCGCCAGAAAGATTAGTTAATGCAGCAGGGCCCGACAGGCGTGCTTACTTAGTTGGAACTGATCCACTTGTAATAGAGTTGCCAGGCGTAAAAGGATTATATAAAGTAAACCCAGATCAAATTGTTTTTGAACAAGAAGGTAGTTACAAACAGGCTTTCCAAAAAGCCATGAAGAAGTATGGTATCAAAAAGATTTCTGATTTAGATACACCCGAAGAGAAAAAAGGTTTCTTTAACTATGTTGATTCCATTTGGAAGGCCAAAGATGAAAAGTCAGAGGCTTGTGGATGGCATAAGTATGGTAGTGAAGATGTAGAGGAGATAGATCATAAGAAAGCTCTTGCTGCTGGCAAGGCAGCTCAATCAGATAATGCTGGTATAATAGATGTTAGTAATGAAGAAGACTTACAAGAACGAGTTGGTGATGCTAATGTCATTTATGCTGATAGACCTTTTAGGTTGATGCCTAAAAAAGCATATACACTAAGAGCTCTTGTACCTATGAAAAAGGGAACGAACCCAAAACTAAAAATGGGCAGTGGTAAACCTACAGGCTTTCGTGAAATAAAAAGATTATACGGTTTGATTTCTGCTGAAGTAGCAATCGCTATGAAAGTGTTAGCAAAGAGTTTAGGTCAAGGTGTAACATTCTCTATTGAAAATGAAGACGGTAGAAGGATAGGTGTTGCTATATCTAGTGAAGACCCAAAGGATAGAGACAAAAGAGTAACACTAGATGATCTTACATATAACAAAACTCTTAAGGATAGAATCTATAAACTGATCTTCGGTAAGTTACCCAAGAAAGATTTTGACATAAAAGAAAAAGCTGTATCAAGAGCACAACAAGCTGCCATCGCTATCTCAAAGAAAGAGAGAGGTGAAAAACCTAAGAAGGAAGTTGCACCTCCCGGCAGAAAGAAACAGGTAAAAGGTTTGAAGAAGGCAATAAAGAAGGGTGAAATAAACAAGACCTATGTAGATAAGAAGACAGGTAAAAGAATGAAAGCTAATCCATTTGCCTTGGCTTGGGCTCAGTACGATAAACATGGTAAACCAAACGAGAGTGTTTCTGAAAATAAAAAAGAAACATTAAAGAAAATGGAAACAATGGTCAGAGATGGTTTAGGATTAAAGAGTCTAATAAAAATAGAACAAATGCCTGGCGGTATTTTAGGTTATGTTTTTTCAGACCAAAAACAAGCAAAGATGATTACTAAACAGTTTAAGAAACGTGGTGTGCTAGCGGCAAGAGGAATGAAAAATGTTGCTGGTAGATTTGTTGTTTATATGAAGGCGTAATTATTAGAAATGAGGATATATGCCAAAGGGTTTTAGTAGGAACGGTAATAAGAGAAGTGTTAGTGTAATACCAAGAGATAATAGTTCACAGAGTTTGGAACGGGCATTACGGGAACTAAAAAGAAAACTAAAGAAGGATGATTTTTACAAAGAAATGAGAAGAAGAGAATACTTTGTATCCCCCTCTGAGCTTAAAAAACTAAAGAAAAGACGTAAAAAGACCACTGATGGTGGTGATTTGCGTAATCAATACTAATTAGAATCATATTTATATGTAGATGCATTTATGCATTCTATAAATTTTAAATGTAAATGGAGGCTTAATGATGGCTAATAGAGATATTGTATCCGAAGCCGTTGAGCAGGCAGAAGCTATGAAGACAGCCGCTTATGAAAACGCCAAGAATGTTTTGGTGGAAGCAATGAGCACTAATCTTCAAGCTGCAGTTGCAGAAGCAATTGACGAAAAGCTCGACACTGAGGACGTAGAAATTTCAGAAGAAGTTGTGGCCGAAGAAACTGTTGAGGAAGGTGCTCACGACACAGATGAAATGGAAGACAAAGACGAGATGGGTCACATGCCAGAAATGGAAGATGATGACGATGACGATGAAGATGATGAAGAAGTAAACATCGACATCGACATTGATGCTGACGGTGATGATGATGATGAAGAAGACCTTGACGAAGTTGACCTTGATGAAGTTATCGAAATCGTAGAAGATGAAGATGACATGGATGAAGGTATGCATGGTGACAAAGAAGAAGGCGCTCACGATGCGGACGAAATGAAGGACATGGATGATGATGAGGACATGGATGAAGTCGATATGGAAGATGACGAAGACATGGACGAAATCGGTATGAAGAAGAAGTATGAATCTGCTGTTGCTGAAGCAGAAGAGCTTCGTACAGAAAACAGACGTTATGCTAAGGCCTTGAAGGTTCTTCGCACACGTATTGAAGAAGTAAATCTTTTCAATGCTCGTTTGGCTGCTGCTACTGATGTTATGAATCAAGTAACATTGACAAAGGAACAGAAGGAAAGAGTTGTAGAACATTTTGATTCTTGTGATACTCTTGATGAGGTAACAAGAATGGCTGGTGTATTGAAGGAAGCACATGAAACACATACGCCTTCAAAGAATCGCACACAGCGTCCAAATGTTCAGAGTGTAATTAGTGAAAACAATAAGACCGAAGCACCAAGTGGTTTCGACCGTTTGGCACAGCTTGCCGGTCTGTAAAAAATTCTATTAGGGAGATGTAGAAGATGTCAGATAACAATGTAATTATGGAAATGACAAAAGAGTATAGCCCTGTTAATCAGAATGCTAGACTTGGTGTCATTCAAGAAAAGTGGGCCAGAACTGGTCTACTAAAGAACTTGAGCGAGAGCAAGGCACAGACCGTAGCTCAGTTGCTCGAAAACCAAGCTGTAGAACTTCGTAATCAGTTGATCAACGAAGAGTCAGTAACAAACCAAGTTGCTGGATATAACAAGATTGCTTTCCCATTGGTTCGCCGTGTATTCGGTCAGCTACTTGCCACTGAGTTGGTTGCTGTTCAGCCAATGTCACTACCTAGTGGTCTACTTTTCTTCTTGGACTTCAAGTTCGACAGAAGCAAGAGTGGTGCTACTGCTGGTGGTAGTGTTTATGGAAACCTTAGTGACGGTGGTGCCAACAAGAACGAACAGTTGGTAGGTAACGGTACACAATCCGCATCAGGCGGTTTCTATAACTTTGATGCTATTGGTTACTCACGTAGAAACTTTATCCTTTCAAACTCTGCTCCAACATTCTCTGGTGTTACAACAACATCTGAAGTTTTGGGTGGCGTTACAGTTTCTGGTTATGATTTCACATTCTCAAACTCTGGTCACACCGATCTTGGTGTTCCTATGGAGTTCCGTGTTGCTACTTCTGGTGAAGCAGAAACAGGTAACAATGGTGAAACATTCCGTAACCTCCGTGCTGTCGAATCACTTTCCGCTACAAAGTACTTCGGTGTTATTGACCCAACCCTAACCACAGTTACTGCTGGTAAGGCACAGGTCTTCTTGAATGTTTGTGGTGCTGCTGATCCAGGCGGTCCCGATGTTAAGTGGGGTGCTGATTCCACATTGACTGCTGCTGTCCTCGTTGGACCTGCTCTTACCAAGTTGACAACAGGTGATAATCATGGTCGTGGTTCTAGCGAATTGGGTGACTTTGAGTCAACCAGTGCTATTCCCGAAATTAATATTGCTGTTTCAAGTGTTCCTGTTCAGGCTGTTACACGTAAGTTGAAAGCCACATGGACACCCGAACTAGCACAGGACATCAACGCCTATCACGCTATTGATGCTGAAGTTGAATTGACAACAATTCTTTCTGACATCATTGCTACAGAAGTTGATCGTGAAATTCTATCTTCACTACTTAGTGGTGCTGCTGTTAAGGCTGCTTGGTCACGTTCAATTGGTAACTATGTCGCCGTTCAAGGTGATGGTAGTGTTGCCAGTGTTAGTGATCCCGGCGGTTACTCAGTAAACAAGGGTTTCACAGGTACACAATCCGATTGGTATCAGACACTTGCTGAAACAATCATTACAGTATCTAATGAAATCCACAAGCGTAACCTACGTAGTGGCGCTAACTGGTTGGTAACATCACCAGACATTGCTACCATTATTGAAGCTATCGCTTACTTCAAGCCCAATGCTACATTCGATCCCACAGAGGTTCAGTATTCTCTCGGTGTTGAAAAGATCGGTACATTGACAAACCGTTTCACCGTATACAAAGATCCTTATTTCCCTGTAGATAAGATCCTTGTTGGATACAAAGGTCCAGGCTTTTTGGATGCTGGTTTTGTTTACGCTCCTTATGTGCCTCTTGTATTCACACCAACCATTTTTGAGCCAAACGATTTCACACCTCGTAAGGGTGCGATGACCCGTTACGCTTCTCAGATGGTTCGTCCCGAATACTTTGGTCGTATTCAAGTTACAGACCTCGGTGTTATTGGTGGATAAGTAACGGAGATTATTTGACACATAATAATCACATGAATTGGTGGTCACCTTTTTGGTGGCCACCTTTTTTTGTTTAGATACGGAGAAAATAAGATGAGTATCATTACTCAAATGGTTCTTCCTTTTAGTGCTGGTGTAGCAGGCAATTGGTATCATACACTAACAAAGGGTAATACGGTTGATGTTAATGGATTACTCAAAGATTCAAGTTCTAAATTATGTCCTATAGTACATTGGAATGCAATATGGCATCATAGGATTGCAACAGAAATATCAGCACAAATTTTTGATGGACTAAGAGTTCAAGAAGATTTGATACAGAACTATCGTAAGAATTATCTTAGAATGTTTTCTACCCTGCCACTGAAAAGTAATAAATCATTTAGTTATTATGTTGGTGCTTGTTCATTGGATGCAATAACAAAAAACTACAACAAGATCAACTTAGAAAGACTACACTCAATCACAGAAAAATTGGTTTGTGACGGATCTTTCATAGAAGGAACACACTATTCTATTTATTGTACTGATACGATAGGTCGTGCCTTTTCCCTCTTAGATCAATTCTATGGTGAGGATGAAGTTTGGATACTCATAAAGGAGAGCATTGATTTGCTGACCCATTGGCAACGCCGTGTAAGTAATACAGAAGGTGTTGTTGCTTCTATTGGTGATAGTTGGTATGAAAAAGTTGAGCCTACTGACGAAAAAGGTATTTATAATTATTTTGACATGACCATTCATAGAGTAGCAAAATGGGTTGTTATACAGAATCACAGAAGATCAAATTTTGCTTTGCATGAACACCCACATCTTGATGAAGTATTAATTGCACATGATAATAAGTGGATAGTTCAAGGTAGTGGGATGCCATCATACAAGCAAGTTATGGCTAATCCTTTGAAGTGGAGAAGACCCCGTAACCATTTTATTAGTGAAGGTGTGTATGACCTACCGTGGTTGTGGAGGTTAAGAAAGAAAGAGAATAGAAGCAGAAGTGTTGTTACTAATGAAAATGTTATTAGAATAATTGATAGTGGATATAAAACAATCCGTTGGCCAATGGATGATGGAGTTAGATACATTGCAACAGGCAACAAAGTAGAGTGGGTATGCAACGGATTTAAATTTATTTGTAGTGGAGAGATTGACGGTATCCAAGAAGATTTTGCTTATCAGAGTGTGAGGTATCGGGAAGAGAAAAAGTTGAGAGTGGTAAGGATACAAGGAAAAAATCTTCAGACTAGTGTGGAACCTTGTTTATAATAAGATAAAGTTTTGTTAAGTTAGATACACTTAAAAAGAAAGAAAGGTTTTTATGACAATAAGCATTAAACACGATTTGCCAAGAGAAGAGTATTTTATTGATCCCGTGAATAGTCAAGACAACGAACGTATCGTTGAGTTGAAACTAGCAATGGATTGGTATGAGAAAGTTTTCAACGCTGGTCGTGCTGATAATATTTTAGAAATTGGAAACGTGTTAGGTTTCTACGGTTTTTCTGATCACGAATGTATTGACAAGTTTGCTACTCTGCCGGACATTTCACCAGCAGGGACAGTAGATAATGTTGATGCATTAGAATATGATTATACTGGTCGGGATGTTATCTGTGTTTCTACTATAGAACACATGGGTATGACCGATTATGATAATCCCACCCCAAACGAAGGCCAAGATGCCATCACAGCATTAGATAAGATTCACAACGAGGCTAGCACTTATTTTATTACTTTCGGTGCTAAATATAATAATCTACTGGATGAGTATGTAAAGAATAACCTTGACCGATATGATTGGCATGGTTGGGTTAGAACTGGTAGAGACAAGTTTGACTATACTGCTCAAGACATGGCAGTATGGGACAAAGGGGTTGACGATCCGTTTCCATTTAGCAACAGTATTATTCTTCTTCAAAAAGGGCAATAGTGAGCAAAGCACCATAGAAATAATTTAAAAGTAAGCCTTGACAGGTTCATCATTATTTGTTATATTATAACATAACGGAAAGGACTATTATTATGGGAAGGATAATAAACAGTGTCATAGGCTTCTTTTTATTTTTAACATTGCTATACCTGATTTCACACGTTTTCATACCGTTGTGGTTAGGTAATGTATGATAGTATTAACCAACCTAAACAAATACAAGTTGAATGTAAATGAGAGTGCCTTGAAGAAATCTATACAAGAACAATTCAAACAAGTAAAAGCTCCCGTTTACATTCAGTTTGATAGTAGATTGAAAAGTTGTTACGGCCTACATAGATGTAAAGAGATTAAATACTGGCAGAGAATACCCTCAATAGTTAGAGAAAACATGGAGGAAGTAAAAAAGAATAAGGATTGTTTTCATAGTATTACTATTTCTTTGGATAGGTTTAGATCAATTAGGAGAACTAGTAGCGAAGTAAAAGAATGGAAGATGGAAAGATATTATTATGAAGAGCACAAAGTAAAAGATGTATACTTGTTTCATCTCTTAGCCCACGAACTACAACACGCCAAACAAATTGAAAATGGAAATCAATTTGACAAAATAAAGAATAAGCCTTATATTAAACAGTTAGATGATCATAGTCTATCATCTGACGATGAGTTTGATGCTGAAGTTGGTGCAATAATATATGGCCCAAGACTAGTAAGGAGTTATTATAAGTTTTGCGAACACTGATAGTTTCATTGCCTTTCATTTTTATGTTTATAATTTACGCTTTTATTATTAATAAGAGTGATAAGAAAAATATAAGACAACGAGTAAAATTCTAAATAGGAGCGTATTGTTGAAAGATAAAGAACTAGATAATATAATTAAAGAGAACGAGTGGGTTGTAAACGATGTTGTTTCAAAGTATCAGCATTTAGTTGATAGAGATGAGTTATACGCCGTTGGTCTTATGGGATTGTATGAGGGTATAAAGAAGTATGACAACACTAAGAACACTAAGTTGTCTACTTATGCTCGGCATTGGGTCAAGGCCAGAGTTCTTGCTGCTGTTTATGAAAACAGAACGGTTCATATACCGTGGAACAAGATAAATAACTACATCAAGGCAAAGAAGGATAACCCCGAAGCGATTGGCATTAGTGGTTATTCTACTGCTGTTGACTACACACCTAAGTATGAAATAAGTTTAGATGCTTTTTCTACCACAGATGATGATGATGGTAACAGCGATAACATAGAGATACATTCTTCCCTATCTTCACAAGACCTACACATTATGGAAGAAAAAGATATGCAAAACTTTGTTGCCACTGCCTTAGAAGAGACACCCCTTTCTGAATTAGAACGTAAGGCCATAGTGCTTAGGTTTGGTTTAGACAGACAAGAAAAACCAATGACCTTTTCAGAGGTTGCTTCTATGACAGGTCTATCTACTATGGGGGCACAAAAGGTTGTGATGAGAGGTATAGGTAAGTTGAAGAAGACACCGATGATAAAGGATTTATTAGAATAAATGAACTTTAGATCAACCTTTCGTAAAATAGGTGGCATACGAATTGTGTCTACTGATTCTCACTTACCTAAAGAACAAGTAAACAATACGATGAGTGAGGATTATTATTGTGAAGGTTGTATGTCCGATGTAAAAGAAGAAACTATTTTTGATAGAAAAACTAAATTGTGGTTGTGTAAACAATGTAAAAAGGAAATGAACAATGAAGGCACTGGCAGAAATTAAGGCGTTACAAAGAGAGCTGGGTAATAGAATAAAAGTGTTGAGTACCGATAGTCAGTTTATTAACACATCAACTGGTAAAGGTAAGATCGGTGCACTTGAAAAGAGGATGGATGCCTTGAATCTTATTGCAGATAATATAGAGTTACTTGATTGGCTAATCAATCCCGATACTGGTGTAACACGTAAACAGCTTATTGACCAAGATGGTGTATAATGGGTGAAGATGATATTTATGGTGAGGAATCTACCTTTGGGGGTAAACCCATAGAGATAGATGCTGAGAAGAAGGAAGCACCAAAAGAAACCTATCCATTACGGATTCACTTCACTGGTGGTAGTGTAGATATTCTCTCACCACTACCAAAGGAAAAGTTTTTGGTAGACCTTATATCTGAGATTACAGCACACGGTGCTGATCCTAACTGGTCGGGATGGTTTGGTTTTAGAGTAATGCCAACAAAGAAAACCGATAAGAAGAACCGAACCGTATCTGTTATGGTCAGACAGATTGTAGGAGTAGAGGAAATTTGAGTAGATGGGCAAGAACCAACGAGCAATTGGAAGTAAGACATAAGCTCGTACATAAATCAAAATACCCTGTCATAACTATGATATTTGATTACATTAGTTGGCAGATTGATTTGAAACAACACGTGTTCAATCTAAGGTGGAGACTACACTCTACCATTTGTAGATACGAATCAAAGAAGAAGTATCAAAGAGTTTTGAATAAACTAGTTGAAGAAGCAATTGAATATGTTTGTGCAAGAGAAGCTGACTTCGTTGATCCGATAGATAGACAACTAGTTCAGTTTCTTAAGACTTATTTGTATTCAAAACAAAACAAACCATCAGAGGATTAGAAATGGCTGACATAGATAGTATAAAGTATACCGACATAAAAGACATGACCAAAGAAGAAAAGGCCAAGATTGATGAGTTTGATAAAGGCCCGTGGAAACATTTACAAATAGATAAACTTATTCAACCACCACCTGCAAATAGTAGCAAATTGACCGAACATGAGTTGAGAGTTTTAAGTGGCTTGCCAGAGGATGAACAATACATTCTAAGGTATGATGATATTTTTGAGGCTTTCAAAAGTTACTACGAAGAAATAGGATCAGAATTTCCATCAAAGATAGTAGAAGCAGGTATTGTAGAAACTGCCCCCGTAATACTAAAACTAAAATACTTGTACGATAGACCAAGACCAGCACAACTAGCACCTATCTATAAAATAAAATTAGGTAAGGTGTATGAGTTGAGTTCAATGTTGACACCAAGTTATCCATCTGGTCACAGCACACAAGGTTATTATATTGCTTCTTCACTAATAAATGATGGAGGTCCACAATCATTAATGAAGGTGGCACAAAACATTAGTAGGAGTAGGAACATAGCAAGAGCACACTATCCAAGTGATAGCGCTGCTGGTCGGGACTTAGCAAATATTTTATTGAAGAACAGAAAAACTGCTTGACAAAACTGATATTATTCCCTATATTATTACTACAACTTTAATAGGAGAATGAAATGCCTCGTAAGAAGAAGCAGCCGTCAGTAGACACACAGAAGACTTTTGATGATAAGACCAGTAAACTAGCAAACAAAACTATTGAAGAAGAAAAGCCTAAGAGAAATATTCGACGTAAGAATATTACTAAAGGTGGCCCACCACAAAACCCCAAACCATTACGTCAACTACAGAAGTATGATGAAACAGACTATGCTATATTCCCTCTGTATAAATCATATTTCAATAGTGAGAATGACAAAAATGCCTATCATACCGGCAGTATCGTTGGTCGTGCTCTGGTTGATTTTGAAAGTCGTGTTAATACGTACATGAACATTATGACAGAAGGTGAAGCAAAAGATAAGATAAAAGAAACACTAGTTGATGACCTACGACTACTTATCAAAAAGGTGAAGAAGTTATAAATGGATGAAGACCTCTTACCCAAAGATAAACATCTAATGACCTATGGTACATCTACTCTTGCCCCGAAGATAGATTTACCAGATACAGACGGATTCAAAAGACATACTGCTGACAAAGCAAAAAAAGTATTCACTAAAAAGTTAGAAGAACTAAAACAAGAGTTTGACAATACCATGAAAAAGGTAGAGCTAAATAAACTAGTCTTATCTGCTGAAATAAGATTTGAACCTAAAACTGGTATGCATTATTATCTTTACAAGAGGGATAATGATACTAATTTTCTAAGTATGATTCCACCAAACGAATGGAAAACTGGCCCTACTTATCTTGGGACATTCGCCATAAACTCTGATGGTGTATGGGAGGCAATAACTTATGAGTAAGTCACAACCAACCTACGTAGGATTTGACCAAGAAAATTATAGATGGAAAGCTGACATTGACTATCGTAAGAATCCACACCTTTATAGCATAGGTAGAGGTCAACAAGGTGTGCTAACTTGTGAACCATACAAGTCAGAGTTACACCCTCTGTGGAGATTCAAGACACCAGATGAAGCAGAAGAGTCTTGTTTTCAATTACTTAATAAGTTCTATGAATACATAGACCAAAATGATTTCGTTGGTGCTGACATGACCAAGAAATATTTACACATGGGTTTTACTCGTAGTCGTAGATACTGGAATCATAGTTCAGGCAAGAAGTGGATAAAGAATAATGACGAGTGGGAAGTATTACCTTTTGATAGAAGTGAACATAGGTTTATGGAGAGTAGTTTGATATTTCAAGAACACTGGAAGATTGCTCGTGAAGATAAAAGATACTTAGAAATGAAAAAACAATTTCAAACCATCAAAGAGAAAAGAGATGAATAAGTATGTTGAAACTATCTGTAAGGCATTGGGCACAAAGTGTGACCCGAATGACGATAAACAAAGCGACAGTTGTTGTTATCTTAGGTTGTTTTATTTGGTTGCTGAATTGATTGCGATAGTCGCTATCGTTTCAAACGCCATTCACCAGTGGTAAAAAATCGTATTTCAACAATGCCGATTTCATCGCTTTGTCACCATTATTGACAACCCATTTTGATATTTATTGTGGTAATAAATCCTTTTAAAACACTCACACAAAAATGGGGGAATGATATGTTTGGTCAAGATATTTTTAAGCTAGCGATGTTCATAGTTTTGATTTTTGCTTGGTTTGTTTTTGCATCCAAGGCACTCGGTGAAACTAGTAATTATAAACATAAAGCCCTCATTGAGAGTAAAGAAGATATTACTAAACCGCTTGTTGCGTTGGAAAACAAGATACAAAAATTATACGGTGACACAGACGTTTACATCGGTGGAACTTATAATGAAACAAAGGATAAAGGTTATCCTATTTTAGCCGTAAAGTATAGTAAGTATACATTAGAGTTTGCAAGAGAAGGTTGGTTTGATGCACCAAAGAATAACTATTGGAAACTAAAAGTCAAAAAGCCTTTTGGTATAGATAGAATAAATGCTGAAATACAGCAGAAGAAAAAAGAATACACCGTCAAAGGTTTCGTAAAATTATTCTAAGGAGATAAGATGTTAAAAGCATTAGTTTGTTTTTTATTGTTGTCTATGGTAACCGTGGTTAATGCAGAGGGTTATAAACCTTACAAACCTACAACACCCGTCACAGGCTCTGCCGGTGCAATAGGTTCTGATACATTAAATAATATGATGGCTCTTTGGTTAGAGACATTCCAAAAGTTTCACCCTACCGTAAAAATATCCATTGAAGGTAAGGGTTCTTCTACTGCACCACCTGCTCTTATAGAAGCAACAGCACAACTAGCACCTATGAGTCGTGCGATGAAAAATAAAGAGTTGGATAAGTTTGAGGAGAGATACGGATACCCACCAACACAATTTAGAGTTGCATTAGATGCTCTTGCTATTTTTGTGAATAAAGACAATCCAATAGTAGGTCTAACGCTACAAGAAATAGATGCTATGTTTTCTATCAACAGAAAAAGATGGTATGTTGAAGACGTTGACGATTGGTATAAGTTAGGTATACCTTTAGGAAAAGTAAGTTTGTATGGTAGAAACTCTGCATCTGGCACGTATGGTTTTTTCAAAAAGATCGTTCTGAAAGGTGGAGATTTTAAAAGTAATGTAAAGGAACAGCCAGGCAGTGCTTCAGTTGTTCAAGGTGTGTCAATAGACCCGAATGGTATCGGCTACAGTGGTATAGGATACATCACTAGTAGTGTTAAGATTGTACCTTTGGGTAAGAGAGAGGGTGAGTACTACGACATTAATGAAGAGAATGTCTTGAACGGAAATTATCCATTAGGTAGATTTCTTTATCTTTATGTCAACAAGCCGCCAAATGAAAAACTATCACCAGTTGTAGAGGAGTTTATTCGATTTATCTTTTCAGAGGAAGGTCAGCACATAGTTGACAAAGACGGATACATGAGAGTGCCTGCTTCCATCATTGAAGGAGAGTTGGACAAACTAAATTAAAGTAAAAAACTTTCTCACAGGGGTTGACAGGGTATAGTCTATTAGTTATATTATACTGTGTTGACCCCTTTTCTATTTGAGGACGTTATGAAAATTAGGTTTTACAACATCATTATTGGTTTATTACTCGTCTGGCATCTCATAGGTTGGCCTTGTGAGAGTGTATTGGGTAAGATGAGAAAAAAAAGATGGGTACATAAACTCAATAAAATCAATAACTTACGAAAAAAAGGCATAAAATCGTAAAAAAGTGCCCGATTCTGCTTGACTTATCTTTAAAATATCCTTATATTATATATAGAAAGTTTGAGAGAGAAAATTTTCAAAGGATAAAGTTATGGACTACGATCACAAGTATTTTTCCGCTAAGAAATGTTGGGTCAACAGATTCAACTGTTTTGTCAAGATTAACAAAGCTTTTCATTATGCAGGCAGTATCATGTATAGAGTGTCTGTTGGTATAGGTCCAGAAGAGTTTGTTGTTGCCTCCCATGAGTGCTCAAAGTTTTCTTGGGACTAGTAAAAAAAGTGCTTGCCAAGTTAGTAATAGTTTATTATATTAGTAGTGTAAGTTTGAGAGAAAACCTAATCAAAGGATAAGACATAATGTCTAAGTTTACTAAGAAGCAATCGTTGTTCATTGAAGCCACTATTCCCTTTGTCGAAAGTGGTGAAGTAAATCCAGATTCAGTTGACAAAAATCAATTACAAGAAATTGCTGATGTTGCAGAGGTTGGTTTTCCTTATTGGATAACTCGCAAGAACGCGGGTTACAAGGTTGGTCGTGGTTTGTTTCGGATACCAGTAGATGGTGTTGCTGCTGTCAAGGAAACTACCACTAGTAAACCTAAGTCAACAAAAGTTGTTGAGCCTGTTGTCGAGTCTACTCTGTCCCTTGCAAAAGGTACTGTAGAAAAGGTTTCTAATGTTCCCGAAAAGGATTCTCTTTTCGTTCCACAAGGTCACTACAAAAGTGTAGAGTCCGTTATCAAGTCAAAGCAGTTTTACCCTGTTTTCGTTACTGGTCTTTCTGGTAACGGTAAGACGTTTATGGTAGAACAGGCTTGTGCCAAACTCAAAAGAGATATGTATCGTGTGAACATTACTATTGAAACTGATGAAGACGATTTACTTGGTGGTTTTCGCCTTGTGAATGGTGAAACAGTATGGTTTGACGGACCTGTAGTTGAGGCCATGAAATCTGGTGGTGTTCTTCTGTTAGATGAAGTTGACTTGGCCTCTACCAAGATTATGTGTTTGCAACCAGTTTTGGAAGGTAAAGGTATCTTTCTTAAAAAGATCAATGAATGGGTAAAACCTGTTGACGGTTTCAATGTTATCGCTACTGCCAATACAAAAGGTAAGGGCGATGATACAGGTAACTTCATTGGTGCTGGTGTTCTGAATGAGGCTTTCCTTGAACGATTTCCTATCTGTCTTGAAGCAGATTATCCTACTGAATCAACTGAGGTCAAGATACTTGACAAAGTATTTGATTCTGCTGGTCATACTGGTTCTGATGTAAAGGACTTTGCTCGTAAGTTGGTTCGTTGGGCCCAAGTCATTCGGACTACTTACAAAGAAGGTGCTATAGATGATTTGATTTCTACTCGTCGTCTTGTTCATATCGCTAACGCTTGGGGTATCTTCGGTCAAGATAAGATGAAGGCAGTTGAGTTGTGTATCGCTCGTTTTGATGAAGATACCAAAAGTGCTATGGTCGATCTTTACACAAAGGTTGACGCTGATGCTTTGGCTAAAGAGGAAGAAGAAACTTCTAATAGACCAGAAGATTACATACAGGAACAACCTTTCTAAGTCTATAATAAACAACAACTTACGGCAAAATAAAAAAAGTCTGTAAGTTGTTGTTTTTATTGGACTTGCGAATGTCGATTTTCCTTGACAGATACTTGTTTTCTTCTTATATTATATATAGAAATTAGAGAGAGAAATTTTTCAAAGGACATATTTTGAACAACAAACTAAACCAAAATTCAAAAGCAATCTTAGCGAGATTACTCGCCACTGAGAATATTAGTGTTGAGTTTAACTCAAGTATTCATACTGCTGCTTTTGACCCCAAAAATCGTGTGTTGATTATGCCCGTCTTTGAAGAGGTTTCAACTGATGTTGATTCTCTGTTTCTTGGACATGAGTGTGGACATGCACTTTTTACTCCGCAAGATAGTCTTGAAGAAATAAACACCTATCGTAAAAAAGGTCTTAAAGATTTAGTCAATGTTGTTGAAGACGCTCGTATTGAAAAGATGATGCAAAAGAAGTTTGGTGGATTGCGTCGTTGTTTCTACAATGCTTATACTGAGCTGTATGAGAAAAATTTCTTCGGTACTGTCGATACTGATCTAAGCACGTTGTCTTTTGAAAACAGAATAAACCTACACTTCAAAGTAGGTTCACGACTTGGTATACGTTTCTCTGATGAAGAACAAGTCTTTGTTGATAGAATAGAGAACGCCACAGATTGGTCTGATGTTGTCGATATTTCTAATGATCTGTATGACTACATTACTTCCAAGAAAGAAGAAGAACCAGAACCAGAACCAGAAGACGTTCTTGGCAATTCTTCGGAAGGCACAAACTCTTCTGATGATGATGACCAAGAGCAACAAGAAAGTTCTGCTGGTGATTCTGAAGAAGATGAAGAAGAAGAAGAAGGGCAATCACAAGGTTCCGAACAAACTTCCGAAGAAACAGACGAGG